GCGAAAAAGAGTTTCGCAACGAGCGTACTCTAAGCGCCCACATGTGTCCGAAGAAGCGCCGCTGGGCCGACAGAGAAATGACGCATGTTCGTTTAGGCTATCGCGTGTTTCAACTGTTTTATGAGCTTAACACCACAGCAGCAAAAACTAAGAGCATGGAAGATTTTATTCGTAGTCAGTACTATGAGGGCTTTGTTAAGTTTGGGCGTAGTTGTGTACGCAATGAATACCTAGCACCTGAGCGTTTTGCAGAGTGGCTAATTAAGAACGGGAAGAAGTTAACAGATTGGAGTAAGGACGCACTATACAATGAGTTCTTGCTAGAATATGTCAAGAAGGAAACTGGACTTCGCGCACTAGAGCGTAGCATACTTTATCTTGCAGGATGGGCCGAAGATAATAGTTGCGACTGGCAAGAATATTTCAAAGTTGTTAGCACACCACGAGCTGTGCATGATATTAGAAGTGCTAAGATTAGTCCTTGGTTAATATACTTAAGCGATACAGGCGATCAGTTACTTACTCGCTTTAGTAGTGAACAAGTGAAGATGATTGACGATATCATTAACGCTAAGTTTTGGATGAAAGTATTTGCTAACAACGCAGAAGAAGTTAATGCGGTTAGAACAGCATGTGAGGCAGCAGGGATATGACCCTAGATAATTATTTGTTTTTGTTTATACTAGGTGTATTAGTGACAGTAGCATATCTAATCTTCACCAATAAGACTACCCCAGAAGAGCGTGATGCAATGCTCAATGATAAGGAGATGTGGCCGTGAGCTTTGTAAATTGGTTAGTATATAGTAAAAATGATATCGTCGTTGCAGACGTTGAGTCTGAAGAAGAAGCGCTCGAAGTCGTAGAAGATCTTACGGAAGATCCGTGGTGGAAAGACGAGGGCCCGTTTAGAATTGAAGAATTGAGATGAATGTATGACCAGAGAACAAATTATTAACAATATGTGCTACACTTATAGGCACGATTATGGACTCACTATTAGTGACGACGATAAGATGTACACTTTAAATAGTGGTGTTACAGAACTAGAGCGCAAATATATCTGGCAGCAAATGACACAAATATTTGACAATGATATTGCGCCATATATGGATTTTAAAAATGAAGTACAGAAAGAAACCAATAGTAATCGAAGCCAAGCAGTTAACTAACGAATCGTTTTTTGATATCTTAGAATGGATGGGTAAAGACAAGTATTCTTTTTGGAGTACTAATACCCCGTCATATATTTCAATTAATACACTTGAAGGTGTAATAAAGGCTAGCTTAAACGATTTTATTATCAAAGGTGTGCAAGGCGAGTTCTATCCCTGCAAGCCTAATATTTTTGAACAAACTTATGAGGCTGTAAAAGATGATGAGTGAAGTAAATTTAATTGGCGTAACTAAACCTAGTGCTATTACGGATTGCCATACACCCGGTGACCTAGTTGCATACACCGCACGAGTTAGCAATCCGGCTAACCAAAGCAACACACAAACAGCTCCCAAACTGCTAAAGTATCTTATTAAAGAAAAGCACTGGAGTCCGTTTGAGATGGTACATATGACATTGGAAATTAAAACCACACGTGATATTGCACGACAGATTCTGCGACACCGTAGCTTTAGCTTCCAAGAGTTTAGTCAACGTTATGCTGTAGCAGAAAACATTAGTTGTGACCGCGAAGCAAGGCTGCAAGATACTAAGAATCGTCAGAACAGTGTAGAAGTGGATAACCCAGCACTACAAGAAGATTGGCAAATGGAACAGGCTAAGGTGCGTAACACTGCAATGGCAGCATACAACTGGGCGTTAGACAACGGTATTGCTAAAGAGCAAGCTCGTGCTGTACTACCTGAAGGACTCACACAGACCACTCTCTACATGGCAGGTAGCCTACGCAGCTGGATTCACTATATTGACCTACGGGCATCAAATGGCACACAAAAGGAACATATGATTATTGCAGAGCAGTGTAAGAAAATTGTGTTAGAACACTTCCCTATGCTCACAGACTACTGGGCAAATAATGAAAATTGATTTTGACGTAGACATTGACATGGCTAATCGTGAGGACTTCTTGCGGATAGTTAATCATATACCTGCTAGTATCAAAAACAATGACGGCACTTATTCAAAGCACAATACTGGGGTGTATTTTCAAACTATGCCAACCTTTCCCTTAGACGGTTATAGCTGCATCGACTATCACACTGCTGAAGAAGAAGGATGGTTCAAAGTAGATATACTCAATAACGGCATATACAAAGATGTTAAAAGCGAAGCTCATTTAAATCAGCTAATGAGTATTGAGCCAATATGGGATTTACTCGAACATGAAGAGTTTGTAACCCAGTTGTTTCATGTTGGTAACTATGCTAAAATTCTAACACATTATAAGCCCAACAGCGTTGAGCAACTTGCTATGATTCTTGCAATAATCCGCCCAGGTAAGAAACACCTAGTTGGTGAAACTTGGGACAAGATTGCTGAAACCGTTTGGGATAAACCCACTGAAGGCTATTACTTTAAACACAGCCATGCAGTTGCGTATGCAGTTGCAATTGTTGTGCAGATGAACTTAATTAGCGAATTAGCCTAGTCTGGTTTTCTAATTAATTGAATACTACGTCGTTTGATACGCTTCCTCAATAAGTTTTGTAAACTGGTAACAGGACCAAATAATATATTTACATCTTTTGTAACAAACGTTCTTAGGCATGTACGAAAAGGTTTCATTTCGTGGTGTAGAAATACATCAATGGGCAGCATACGATTGCTCTCCCACCACCACATATCTCCTAGATTTAAAAATTCGCGCTTTTGTTCAATGGCTGAAATAAGTTCAACATCGTAAAAAGTTACAATGCTGTTATCATGGTTAACCACAATCCCCACATAGTCTTTTTCTAAATAATGTAATCCGGTGAGAAATTCTAATTCTGAATAGTCATGTGCTTGCATGTTGTTAATATTTATAAATTACCCCTATAAAACTCACTGTTATTGGACAGACTATTATGATAAATACAAGTATGAACAGTGACTACAAACTATATCTTTACAACACCTCTATTGATTTAGTTGTATCGTCGACTAGTATTTATGTGGATAACAAGCCTATGAACAACAGAATTCTGAGCGCACACAAGGGCGTAAGCAACGAAATCTATTTTAATATTAGAAATAGAGATAGAAAACTGCAAAATGTGTTTTCTGATACACTAAGGGCGTATATAATCGACCCGGGATCTAAAAAGAGATTGCTAACTAAAATACTAGAACATACGTCTGATGTGGGTATTGTTAAACTAGTATTAGTAGAAGGCGACCTAACTAATCTAGATGCAGGATTATATCAAGTACACATTACTCGTTCAACCCAAGAAGATACAGATTTACCTGTATTTGTTGATCAAAACAATAATGTAAAATTTGACATCAAAATAACAGATCAGACTAGTGTTGAGCCAGTAGCTACTCAACAAGAAACGGTGTTTAGTCAACTAGCTAACACAGCATTGGGAGACAGTTCGAATGTGTTTGTAAGTAGCGCACTGTATGGAAACCTAGATCATAACTTTGTTAACGCACAGCATAGTTTAGCATTATACACTACTTTGTATACAGGAAATATTACTATACAAGGTAGTTGCTTACAGGGTGTACCAGACACTGACGACGTAAGTAAGGATTGGTTTAACATTTCAACTCTTGCACTAAGTAACAGCAGCGTAATTACTCACAGAACTTTCAGTGTCAACGCAAACTGGATCCGTGTAATACATACTCCCAGTAATGCCTTGGGTACAATAGATAAAGTATTGCTTCGAAATTAACGCTTGACTTTTTTACAGAAACCTGTATAATACTATTATGAATCTAGATTCTATAGTAGAAAGCGTACATCGGTTACTGCTTAATAACTTGCCTATTCGTACCACTAGGACTCCTAGTGGTTGGATGACGTTTAACTGTCCAATGTGCAATGACAAACGTAAGCGAGCAGGTATCATAACCAGCGCCGCTAAAATCTCCTATAATTGTTTTAACTGTAAATACACAACTGGATGGAGTTATAGTCCTCATATTGGACAAAAGTTTAAAGATTTAGCAACTAGATTAGGTGCGTCAGATTCAGACGTACACAGTGTACAAGTCAATCTGATGCGCTGTCAAGAAGAACTAGCGGGTTTAGAAACAGAGGGGTATGTTTATAATCTTTCAAAGTTTGAAACGGTAGAGCTCCCTGACAATGTGCAAATGATCCAAGACCTGCCCTTAGAACATGATGTAAGACAGTATGCTAGGCAGCGAGGCTTAGAGGGGTTGTATCCTCTACTATACTTTCCAAACGATCCTTTGTATGCAAAGCGGTTAGTAGTACCATTCACTTTCAATGGCGAAGTGATTGGCTGGACAGGCAGACATATTGCACCACCAGATAAAGCTACTCCTAAATATCTACATAAAATGCCGCCTGGCTATATATTTAACATTGATCGATTTGCAGACAGTGATAGAGAAATTGTTATTGTGGTAGAGGGCGTGTTTGATGCAATCGGTGTTGATGGTATTGCTGTAATGGGCAATCATGTTACACCTGAGCAAGCTCATTTAATTGAACGACTGGGTAAGAGAGTAATCTTGTGTCCTGACAGAGATAAAGCAGGCAAAGAGCTAATTGATGAAGCACTAGCATTAGACTGGGAAGTAAGTTTCCCACCATGGACCAAAGACGTAAAGGATGCAGCTGATGCAGTAGCTAAATATGGTAGGCTGCTCACAGTTGCTAGTATTGTTAAACATGCCACAGACAACAAAATTAAAGCACAAGTTAAGGCTAAGATGCTATGAAGTTATTTGTTAACGGGTGTAGTTTAACCCACGGACATAAAGACTGGCAATTTGATATGTTACCGCCAGATTGGGTATGGCCTAGTTTAATGTCTGATAAGTTTGATGAAACTGTTAACTTTGCGTGGGAGGGCGGCAGCAATCACAGAGTTGTTCGAACCACGTTAGAATTTTTTGACAAAATTAAAGATCCTAGCGATTGGATCGCAATTATTCAGTGGACTACACCGTATAGTAGAACTGAGTTATATGATGCAGCAACTAACACATATTTTGGTTATTGCGAAGGCTCCGACGATCCAGTATTTGATTTAACAGCAAACACAAAGTTTGTTACTATACCAAAAGCTTTTTATAGAACCATTGAGTTATATAAACAGACTACTTTCATCCGATCGCATACATTGCTAGAATCTAATTTCATATATCAGAATTTTTTGTTATCAGAATATTTTAAAAGGCGTGGTATAAAGTTTGTGTTTGTGTCGCTGTCGTCACATTCATTTGTCCATCCAGAAAATGATCACCCGTTGGTTAAATATTTGTCTAGGGAAAATTATTTAGATACTACACTAACTTCATTTATTAATCCGGCTACTAAACACCTTATTGAGAGCGATACTGACTTACATCCTAATAAAGCAGGTCATAAGGTTGTTGCAAACTATATAACTAAAGAACTTGAGGCGAGAAACTATCTATGAGCGACGTAAAAGACTACACAGAAGAAGTACAAGAACTTTTTATTAGATTTTTGATCAGCGACGCAGACTTGTTTGCTCGATGTCAAAATATTGTTCGTAGCGAATTTTTTAATCGTAAGTTTAAGCCCACTGTGGATCTGCTAGTAAGTCACAGTACTAACTATACCAGTATTCCTACTATCGAACAGATCAATGCAGTAGGCGGTCTTAATCTAG